AGCCGAAAGAAAAGAGATTGATAAGGTCCGCAGCCTATCCAGGCACAGCCCCGAAAAGGTTGCGTCCATCCTGTATCTGTATAGCACTGGCAGTAGCCAGACTAGGATAGTAAGGAAGTACGGAATCAACAGGGAAACCGTGATCAGCGTCCTGTCGGACTACACCGATCACCTGGGTAAGTTCAAAGAGTTAAGCGGCAAGATTGCCGCTAAGAACTACCTGAACCTCAGTAGCCTAGAAGAGGACCTAATTAACTCTGTAAGGGAAGACCTGGAGTCAGGAGAGCTAAAGCCTACTGTAAGGGATCTAAAAGAGATTTCGATCTCTGTGTCCAACGCAGCAAGGCAGGCCTTTACTTCACGTGGCGAAGCCACGCAGATAACAGAGGACCGCCAGGTCATCACCCAAGAGGACTACGAAGAAACTATTAAAGCAGCCCGAGACAGGATTGCCAATCTTAAGAAAGCTGAAGAAGCAGAACTAGTACAGGAGGACACAGATGGGTAAAGGATGCGCACCCCGAAAAGGGCACAACGCTGCCAAGCAGCGAAAGAACTACGACGATATTGACTGGAGCAAGAAGCCAGCAGCCCCGAAGACGGAGCAGCCGCAGAAGTCCAAGTAATGCCGATTACATTTACAGAGCACCCTATAGTGCAAGCTCCTACAGACGAGGAGATAGTCCTGCTTGGAGAGCAGGACCCTCAGCTATTGGCTGACCTGCACGAGGCTCACGAAGGTAGGATTAAGGCAGCGGCAGAGGATCCTATGCGTTACGGCTTCGACCTAGAAGGCTGGGGCAGGATCCGCAACGGCCTCCAGAAGAACAACGAAGTCCTGGCCCTAGGCGGTAACCGCAGCGGCAAGACCACTGGCTGCGCAAAGATGCTAATGGAGGCCGTCACCGAAAGTATGGACGGGCATATCGTATGCTTTTCTCAGAACGCCGATACGTCCATCAAGGTGCAACAAGCTGCAATCTGGGAGATGATGCCCAAGGAGTTCAAGCGCAAGACCAAGAGCGTAGACGGATACACTAATTACTCTATGCAAAACGGATTCACTGCATCATCGTTTATCTTTCCCGATACCAGGACACGTGTAGACTTCAAGACGTATACGCAGTACAGCAATAACCAGACTATCCTAGAAGGTTTCGAGTTCGGGTTCAAGCAGCCCGAGGGGCTGAACATCGGGGCCTGGCTAGACGAATACCTGGGAGATGCAGCTCTAGTCAATACCCTTAGATTCCGCCTGGCCACTCGGGACTCCAAGATGCTTATAGGGTTTACACCTATAGATGGCTATACCCCCTTCATATCGGAGTACCTAAAGAATGCAGAAACGCTTAAGACAAAGCCTGCGGCTTTGCTAAGAAACAAAGCGGTGCCTATAGAGCAATACAGTCCTAACCGTGATGCCTCGGTGATCTACCTGCACTCAGATGAAAATCCATTCGGTGGTTACGAACGTATAGCCAAGGACCTAGTTGGTAGGCCCGACTCAGAGATACTGGTCCGTGCCTACGGCGTCCCAGTGAAATCAGCCAATGCTTTGCTTCCTTACTTTAATACAGAAGTAAACGTGCTGACTTCAGAGCCGAACAAGTACGGAATGCAGTTTCCCGACATATCCAATAAGTCCAAGTTCAGTTGTTACCAGGTAGTTGACCCTGCAGGCGCAAGGAACTACACCTGCATCTGGGCTGGAGTTAACGATAACAGCGAGGTGTATATCCGCAAGGAGTGGCCCGACCGTGATAGCTTTGGCGAGTGGGCAATATTTGGAGATCCTAAGTGGAGATACGGCCCAGCATCCAAGAAGGTAGGCCTCAATGTAGAAGGATACTGCGAGTTATTTAAAGAGATTGAAGACGACCTAGGTATAGAAGTAACCGAGCGCATCGGGGACTCCAGGTTCTTTGCCAAGGAAAACGAAAACAATGACGACCTGTTTACTTCGTTCTATGATTTCGGTCTAAGCTTTATACCGTCAAACGGGGCTATGGAAGACCAGGGCATTACAGCCCTGGACGATTGGTTTAACTACAACCCTAACGTAGATATAGACGCAAGCAATAGACCGCTGTGCTATATACACAAGGACTGCGGAAACCTTATAGAAAGTCTGATAAACTATAACAAGCAGGGAAAGGCAGACGAACCGCTAAAGGATTTCTTCGACGTAATACGATACCTAAGAATGTCTAACGGAGGCGAGGGACCAGACTTTATGTCCAGCGCATCTATGCAAACAACCAGAACAAATAAAGGAGGATATTAATATGCCTAAGAAAAGACTTAAGACAATTGCTGCAGAGCACGAATTACAAGTAGATGAAATTGTAGAACTAGTAGAAGCAAAGCTACCAGAGCATACTATTACAGGCACTGGCTACGCCAGGTGGATAAACGAAGAAGGGCAAGAACTTCTAGCCGAAGCCGTTGATATACCTGAGCTTATGCCTAAGCGATACAGGGGAGTAGTGCATTCTAAAGCGCCTAACCGAAGTTACGTTTATGTATACATACGGGAAATACAAAAGAAGGTCCCGATGGTTATTGCTCGTAGATATGAAGATTGGTTGACCGAAGGCAAACAGGTAGACGTCGAAGCCATCGAAGACGACAAAGGAACATCGTACAGATATGTCCGATAAGAAAGACATTACTCTCGATCCAGAATGGATCGAAGAGCAGGTGCACCGCCTAGCTGGATGGGAGTATTTAAATCGCCATGTAAGGCACGAGCTAGACAAAGCAATGCTTCCACAAGAATTATGTGATAAAATTGGCGTTCACAAGGGTTACATCCATGAGATGACGAAATCAATCCGAAAAAAATTAAATGCAAAACAAATCTAACTTTGATGCGTTAACATACGTTGATGCAACCCCAGACATAAGTGCACTTCGTAACGCCTACGACGAAACAGTAAACGAACTAGAGGCCTATTTTGATTTATGTCGTACTAGCTACGACGACCGAAGGAACTGGTGGCCAGGCAAAAGCCGTGATCACCGCAAGCATGGAGCAGACGCATTCCCTTGGGAAGGCGCATCTGATACAGAGAGTCACGTAATCGACGAACGCATTACACGCCTGGTTTCTTTGTTTATGTCTTCGCTTAATCGAGCAAACATTCGTGCCTATCCAGTAGAAGCAAGTGATATTTCTCGTGCAGAGATTGTATCTTCATTCCTTAAGTGGATGACTACTAGCGGATATATTCCACGCTATAAGCGTGAAATGGAACTAGGTGCCAACTATTTGCTAGAGCGAGGCCTATTAATTACATATGTAGGATGGCACAGTGAAGACCGACAGTTTCTTCAAAAACTTACTCTGCAACAAATTGCAGAACTAGATCCAAATATTTTTGGTGCAGTTCAATCAGGAGAAAACGATGACGAACTAGTATTTCTTCTGCAAAACATTTTTGAAGGTGTCACCGAAAAACGTGCAAAGAAAGCATTAAAGGAACTCAGAGATCTAGGCGAAGCCGAACTCCCTGTTGTTCGCAGGCAGATCAACGCTCCAGAAATTAAAACACTAGCTCCAGACGGAGACTTCTTTTTTCCTCCGTACGTAACAGATCCTCAGCGAGCACCTTATTGCTTTTGGAGAACTTACTATACAGCTCAAGAACTTGAAAACAAAGTAGCAACTGCAGGTTGGGACGCAGACTTCGTTGAATACGTTATTGAAAAATTTAGAGGAGTAAACATTGATAGCATTGAAAGAGAACAGGAAGGCCGCCGTAGTACTAGCTTGACCGATAACGCTTACGAAGCAAATGAACTAATAGAAATCGTGTACGCTTACCAACGGCTGGTCGACCCTGAAGATGGATCCGAAGGGATTTACTGCACAGTATTCCACAAAGAATACGATGGAAAAAATAACGAAGCACCCGCTTACGCAAAGCGTGAACTGCTTAATGGTTATGAGGACTACCCAGTTGTAGTTACAAAGCTGTCTGAAGACAGCAAGCGTTTGTACGACACAACTACAGTTCCAGATCTTCTTCGTGGAATCCAGAATCAAATAAAGGTAGAGCGTGACTCCAGGATTGACCGCAACAGTTTAGCAACTTTACCCCCTATCCTGCACCCAGTAGGCCAGGCACCTAGCGACTGGGGGCCAGGACGCATGATACCTTATCGCCGTAAAGGCGATCTGGACTTTGCGCCTACTCCATCCTTTAACCAAGGATCAGTAGAAATGGAAGTTAATCAGTCTACGCAAGCAGACCGCCTGGTCGGACTTGACGAAGACTCTCAGATTTCTAGTATACGCAAGCAGTTCTTGGTTGATAAGTTCTTGCAGCACAACGCAGAGGTTATGCGTATGGCATATCGTTGCTTCCAACGCTTTGGGCCAGACGAAGTATTCTTTCGTGTAACTGGTATCCCAGATCCTCAAGTTATGGACCGAGGCGACCCAGACGAAAACTTTGACATTACTATTAACTACGATGTCTTGAACACAGATCCTAAGTCTCAAGAGGTTAAGCTGCAGCAAATGACTCAGCTTATACAGCTGGACCGCAACGGGCGCATAGACGTAGACAGATTAATTTCTGTTCTTGCAGGTTCGGTCGATCCTATACTTGCGGACTCAGTCTTGACACCTGTCGAAGATGCACAGCAGCAAGTAGTTAAGGATGTAACCGATGACCTCACCAAGATATACGCTGGCATCGAAATGCCAGCACGTGCAAGCGGAGGGCAGATTGCTATGCAGGTCCTAGAGCAATACGGTCAACAGCCAGACATTCAACAAAAGCTACAGGCAGATGAAGCCTTTGCTGCACGACTGCAGAAGTACGCAGGTCAATACCAGTTCCAGATGCAACAGATGCAAAATGCGGAGATTGGCCGCATAGGAACAACTCCTGCGCAAATGGGAGAAGTAGGCACCCAAGATATGCCACAGTATTAATATGGAAAAACCTCAGATTGAAGAAGACATCGAGCACCTCAAACGGCACGATTCATTTAACCGCTTTATAGATTTCGTAAAGCAGATGCGGGAGGAGTGCATAGCAGAGATGTACGAGTCCCCTACGGACAAGATCCAACAACTTTCAGGACGTATACTTAGTTACGATCAGATCCTAACTATGTCTACCTGGGGCAAGCATTCCCCTTCGGAGTAATTTCTTAGCACGCATTTCGTGTGCTATAATGCAAAACATAGCTATCGCTCGGCGTTGAAGAGTGGAATTATATGAACAACGAAGTCACAACGGGAGACGCTGAACCCGAGAACTCTACAGCGGAAGAAAAAACAAATATATCAGCGGAGGATTTTGCGATCCAACGCTTAGGGCAGCCAGCCCCTGAACCAGAAGAAGAAGAGACTTCAGAGGTTGAGGAAGAGGAGGCCGACGAAATTGCTACTGAAGAAGACGAAGGTTCAGAGGAATCAGACGAGAGTACTGAAGACGAAGAACCAGAAGCTGAATCAGACGAGCAAGTTCTTTCTCAGATTGATTTAGACGAAATGTCCGAAACGGAACTGCGTGAACTAGCTGATAAGCTAGGTAGCCGTGCAGTAGCTCGCTTCGGAGAACTCACGGCTAAACGTAAGGCAGCAGAAGAAAAGCTACAAGAAGTTGAAGCTAGACTTTCTGCCGAGCAAAACAATCCCCTGCAACCCAAGCAAGAAATTAAAGATAATCCGTTTAGTAATGTAGAAACTTTAGAGGACCTACAAATAAAAGCTACGGATGCCAGCAATATTATTGAGTGGGCTGAAGACATTTTATTCAATGCAGACGGATACGAAGCCGATGATGTAGTCACAGAAGTAGAAGGCAAGGAAATGACCAAGGCCGATGTTCGCAGTTCTTTACTGCAGGCACGAAAGTCTAGGGACAAGTTTCTGCCAGCTCGACTAAAGGAAATAAAAAACCTAGAGGAAAGTGAAAAAATGCAGGAGCATCTTGATGCTCAGGCAGCAAAAGAACTACCTTGGCTAAAGGGTAAGGACAACGATGTAAGGCGTTCTTACGAGGCCATCATGAAAGACCCAAGGGTCGATACATTGATGAATAGTATTCCCGCTGACGTAAAGGCACAGATGCCATATCTACTAGCGCACGCAGCTAACAGCATCTACGGTAGGAAAGAAGTAAAGGATTCAAAGTCTAAGGTAAGACTTAATCCATCTAGCACCTCTACTCCTAGCGCAGCAGGCTCTGAAAAGCAAGTAAGCCGCACTAATAAATCAATCAAGAACTTGAGTACTCAGTTTAGGCAATCAGGACAAAAAGATGACTTCATTACTCTCAGAACTCTTCAACTACAAAATAAATAAATTAATTAAACCATAAAATAAAATGGCATTCTCAAATACATTCGATACTACAAATCAAGGATCGGCTGTTTCTAATCGTGAAGAGCTTTCAGATGTACTTACCATCTTGGCTCCCGAAGAAACTCCTGTTCTTTCATCTGCTTCCAAGCAAAAGTCCAGTGCTACATTCACTGAATGGACTGTTGACGCTCTTGCCGCTCCTAGCACCTCTGGTGTTACAGAAGGTGCAGACGTTACTGCATTCACTGATAAGTTCGCTGGTCGTGCTCGCCTTGGTAACTACGTCCAAAAATTCCGCCGTGACTTCATGGTTTCTGACCTGCAAGACGCTGTTGAATCAGTTGGCCCAGCCAAGATTGCACAAGCTGAAGCTAAAGCAATTCGTGAACTAAAGCGTGACGTTGAAGCTACACTCATCGGTACACAAGATCGCAGCATCGAAGATGGTGCTGGTACAGCCTACGGCCTTCGTGGTCTTGGT